TTGCTTCCTGCAGTTTGTGCTGCGTTAGAAACATAGTTATACAAGCTAATGTTATTAGCTGCAGTAACACCAGATCCAGTTATCGTCCATCCTTTAACACCAGCATTATCAGGTAGAGATAATTCAGATAGTGGAAAAGAAACTTTAAGTAAGTTTAATCCAGATCCCTCCCCACCACTAGCAATAGAAGAAGATAAAGCTGAATTAAAGCCAATCTCTTTCCATGATGCTGTAAATACCGTAGTTAATGATGTAGTTGCAGTTTTATCCTTAATGGAGTATGGCCATCTGCCATCACCATAAAGTCCGCCAGTTGGGTCAGCTGAAGCTGAAGTATTACCGAAGATATCTCCAGTAAATCTTCCAGCATCGTTAGTTGCAGTGTTAGTGCCATATTTAAAATCAAGATAGAAAACTAGTCCTGATGGTAAATTCATAGGTTGCACAGAAACAAAGTCTTTAGCTGCAATTTCAGCAAATATCCTTCGTACCAATGGTAGAGCAACGCCCGACCATTCTTCTGCATTGGCACCGCCAGTTGCAGAAGCTTCATCAATTAATTGACGAGCTTGGTTTTCTAGAAGAACGGCCATACCAGATTTATCATATTCCTGGTCCATTCCTTCGAGAAGTCCTGTTTTTTCCCACTTATTAACCAAACCTTTAGTTTCATTGATTTGATTCTTATATGAGGCACCGGCGTCTTGTAATAAATTTGAAATTTTTGTCATTTTAATTTCTCCTTATTTTTAAATTAGTCCGGCTAATTTTTTCATTCTGTTAGTTAATTCATTACCTTCAGCTATTACTTTTCTTTTCGAAGCACTAGTTGTTGAAACTGTTTTCGAAGCAAAGCCTTCAGTAATTTTTTTCTTTGTCGGTGAAATCTTGAAAGATTCAGCTAATGTTGAATAAATCAATTTAATTTCACGTAAGCTTTTAGCCCTATCAAAGTTTTCGATGACTCTGACTTTTTCCGATTCCGATAAAGAATTGTTTCTGAAAATCTTATTAGAAAACAAAAGCTTGGCATTCAAAAGATTTACTTCATTGATTGTTCCTTTTAAAGAACGAATAGTGCTATAAGCTTCTTCTAATTGTTCTTTTAAAGTATCAACCACTTCAGTTTCTCCTTCATATCCATCTTCTGATTCTTCAAGTTCCTCGTCTTCTTCTCTTAGTGATCTAAGAATTTCTTCAAGATCAACTTCTTCATCGTCTTCTTCTACGTCTGTATCGGCAACGGGAGGTGCTTCAACGGGAACTTCAGTATCAACTTCTAATTCTTCGCCTTCTTCTTCCATTTCGTCTTCGAGTTCTTTGATAATAGATTCAAGTTCCAAATCTTCTTCTGGTTCTTCAACGTATTCTACGTCTTCTTCGTCTTCTTTTAAATCATCTAACACTTCAGATTCGTCTTCCATGCCATCTTCTGATTCTTCTAGATCTTCAAAGTCTTCCTCTTCAGATAATTGGTCTTCTTGATCACTACCATCAGCAACGTCTACTTTATTATCACCGGTTCCGATATCAGATGAATCAGATTGTTCTTCAAGATCATCTTCTTCTTCTAGTTCTTCTTCGATTTTTGCAGACAACATAGATTGTAGTTTGGGTGTAAAAGCTTCTTCAAGAGCCATCTTTGCATTCTCAATAGCTGTCTCACGAACCGCTTTTGCATCAGCAATGGCTTCTTTTAATAAATCGCTCATTACGTTCTCCTTAAAATTGTTTTTTAGGAAATATAGTTATTTGAAACTATAATAGGTAGGTTAATTTAATATTACCGCTATATTGGAGATAGCGTATTCAACATATAAGTATATAAGTATATTATAAAAGCTTAAAAATGATCACAAAAAAAAGAGCCTTTCGTTAAAAAAGCTCTTCAATTTATAAGAATATTGTATTTTTTGGGTTAAAAACAAGAATCTTTATCTATTTCTGCTTGTCTTTGTACCTCCCTTCTACATTTTTCGATAGCACTTTCTTTCAATATCCGCTTTTTAGCTGATTTTTTCATATAAGCTTGTCTATCTCTATATTCAATTAGGGTTTCATATTCCTTGGTTTGCTTCTTAAATTTCCTTAAAGCTACCTCAATATATCCATTCGGAACTCTAACACCATTAGGTACTCCCGGTATTATAAAGTCTTCCTTCTTGGGTTTTTTATGGAACTTATTTTTATACATAACTATTTCATTTATTAGATTAATAACTGCTTAAATATACAAAATAAAATCTAGATAAAAAAATTATTTAATATATTTTTTAAGTTTACTATGAACGGGTTGATATCATTTCAGAGAAAGCGGGTATTCGAGATTCGGTTTTTTTAGCTACCATTCCAAGCTTATGATGTAGATATTCATCACTGTCATCTGTATCTCCATCATTATCAATGTCTTTATCTTCTAAATCATCATAATCTTTAGCGGCTTCTTTATCTGAAATACTATCTATCTTCTCATTTATAGCAAAATACTTACCAAGCTTATATCCCATGTCTTCATATAATGACTCTAATCTTTGTTGAAGAATTTCTAGCTCATTAACTGTTTTTCCAAATAAGTTGGAAGATTCTTTTAGTTGTTTCATATCTCTTTTTACAGAAATCCCATCAAACCAATCCTCAGTTTCATTTACTGTAAAGGATTCAGCTTTTTTTACCAATTCAATTATAGTATTCAAGGATTCTTTAAGACTATTATTTTTATAGATGTTATTTCCATATTCATGAAAATTTGAAACGGCTTCAAGAAAATCTTTTTTATCTTCTTCAGTCCATTGTTGCCTTTTGGCTTCTTTAAGTATATTTTTTAGTTTCATAGTTTTATCTTCCTACTTGAATTGATGATCTTAAATTTTGTAATGCTTTTAATGCTTTGGTAATATCCTTTTTAACATTTGAACCAGTTGCTCTTCTTCCTATTACCCCTAATCTACTAATTACATCAGAAACATATTCAGCATCTGGGTCAACAACCATCTTAGGTCCCTCATTAAAAATATCATCTTCTTTTAATGCTTTCCAAATTTCTTCACGAATAAGTTTTTTTAATCCCATGATTTTTTCCTATAATAATTAAACGTTTCTAATTTCTTTTTTAGCTTGTATTAATTCTTTCATAGCCGATTGAATTATCTTTGCAGCTTTTGGACTATATGATTTGGATTTTTTAGTAATATCAGCTAATAATACAATAGCATCGTTAATTTCTTCCTGGAGTTCTATATCCATTGGTGCTTCAGTAATCGGTTCACTTATTGATTCATAGATGTATAAAGACTCATTATCAAGATCATATTCCCATTTGTTCTTCTTTGCAAGTTTCTCAACATCTTTTTTGAATTTATCAAAACCTCTTGCATTAGTATTAAATTGAAAATCAGAATATCGCCTACCCCCCCTGGACGCATTGCCATGTTCTATTCCTTGTCTACCATCATCAATACTTGCATCCCATAGAAAGAATATATCGTCGGCATCTCTGGTTGAATTGTATTTTGCTTCAGTAACAGTTCCCGGTGCATCATACTTCCCAGTTTTTTTATTATATTTAAAAATTTTTGAACTTGGCAAATCTCCCAATATAGATTCTTTTACAAGAGATTTTAAATTAATATTAGACATTAGTTTCTCCTACATTTACAATTAGATTTTTTATGAGTTGGGATTCCACAAACCCCAGTCATTTCACAAATTATATCAGTTATTATTTTATTTACTTTATGATATTTATCGAGTTTGATAGTAGTTCCCACTGACTCATTTACTGGACTCATGAAAGCTCCATGAGTAGAAGGATTAGAAACAAAATCCCAACATATCAATTCAAAATCGGGTTGTACTTCTACTGTATGATCCCCTTCCTCATATAGAGGCTTAACACTACCAAGACCACGGGAACTAATTCCAAGCTTAATGCCTGCTTTTAATAATTCCTTCAATATATTTCCACTTGGAGTTCCTAAGACTTCCACTTTTCCTATAACATCGTCACCATCAAACCAGGTTTCCAATATATTATGAGAAACATTAGCCAAATTAACAACAGAACTTTCTGGATGATCTAACTCACCCAAAGCTCTACTTTCTTTAATTTGATTGTCGTTATATCTTTTAACTTCTCTGATAAGGATATCCTTGGGATATATTCTACCATTTTGATTCTTTGATCCAGCTCTCTGCAGGGTTCCTTGTACAATTATCTTACCATTATTTCTCTCTTCGGATTCTCTTATCATCTGAGGAGTTATTTCAAAAGGAGTATAATCAATTAAAAGATTTTTAGCCATATTTATCCTATCTTATTTGAATACTTCTCTGGTATTCCATCTACATTAAATTTAGAAGCCACAGGATCTTCAGCTAAAGTTTCCAATGGATTTCCCTTGTTCTTTGAATAATCACCACTCGGACCAGTCATTCCAGCCAAGGGCGATTCCCTTTTTATTTTATCAAACTTGGAGGTTCCGACTAAATCTTCTAGTGGCATTTTATTCCTATACTTTTATATAATTGTATTAATATAATTACTATACTCTTTAGCCAAATTCATATCTTGTTGATATTTAATTTTTGCTTTATGTATATTTTCTTTTACTAATTTTTTATTCTCGGGTTTCTTTGACCATTCTTGCCATGTTAAAGCTTGTTTATAATTACCACTTCCATACATAATATATTTCCCTATCTAACCCAAGTAGATTTTAACCTATATAAATCAAAATATATAGAAGCTAATTCTTTTCTAATTAATTTCTTGATTATTAATATATCTGATTTTGTTAATTCCTCTTTTAATATTTTTTTCCTCATGCTGAAAGATCTCTCATCTTAACAGCTATACGATTCATCCGTTCAGAAATCTTACCTAGTTTTCCCTTTGTAGATTTCCAATATGAAGACGATTCTAAACCTTGTTCTTTTTTTAGCTTAAGATTCCTACCTAAGATTCTTTCGATCTGAAATAATTTCTTTGATATCTCGGATATTGCACCATTAACCTTTTGCTTAGTATTCAGGCTTTCATCCTTTTTATAAGAATTATAATTTAGATTATAAATTTCACCCATTATATTCTTATATTTTGTTTCACCAAGTTTTTTGGGATCGTCATTATCTTCATCTGAAAAAGCATATGGTGTTTCATACCCAGGGGCTCCGGCAGTAGTACTAATTTCTTCTACTTCATCTTTGTCACAAAGCTCTTTACATGAATCATCCAATTTTTTTATTGACATTTTTTAAGCTCCCCAATTAATTCATGAAACCTCATTAAAGATAATACATGAGTTTCTTTTATAATATTCAATTTATTCATATTCTTTAAATAACCAGATATCTCTTTTAATTTTATCTTTATGGTTTTGTTATCTACTTTTTTAATGCAAGTAGAAAGATCTTTACCAATCAATTTAATTTGGTCTTTTAATTCCAATCTGAGGTTCTTGTTCTTGGAAACACTACTTATATAACTAGATAATATATTTCTCTGGTTTTCATCTAATTTATCACCATATTTGTCATTAAACTTATCAACGAGTATTTTATATGATAATAATTTAACATCTTTTGATTGCTCGGATAAATCATCCCGAGTTGTTTTTAAAACATTACTCCTTTGAAGATTCTCTACCAAAGTATAATAGGATTCAGTTAAATTTTTTGGAGTAATCTTTTCCGTATCTGAATTAAATAATCTATATATAGAAGCATAGACTTTATATTCATTAATCCTTGTCTTAAAGAAATCAGAAATATCATAGGATTCCTGAATTGCTTTTATAAGATTATACTTTTCTCTCCTCAGGTTTGAACTATTTAATTGTCTTCGTTCCTTCAAAACTAAATCCAGAAACTTTGAAGCCTTATTTTCAGAAGAAAATTTTTCTTCAAAAAGTCCCCTATATAGATTCAATTCTTTCTTAAGTTGACTGCCAGCTTTAAAGTGTTCTTTTATTATACCTATTGCTGGAGTTTTAGCTTTATCATTCAATACATCGGAAGTTAATTGTCTAATTAATACTTCAAAAATAATACCAGTATTCTTAATCTTATTATGTTTTACCATTGTAAATATTCCACTATACGTTTAAATATATCAAATTCTTAAATAAATATCATGTTAAAAAACTATATTATAAATTTTCATCATTTATTAAGTTATTTTCATCTAAAAGGGATTTTTCATTCAATATTTTTGACGTTTTAAGCTTCCCATTCATAGAATTTTTAATTTCTCTTGCCAAGGGTGATTTATTAGAATTACTTTTTATAGATCTATCTCTATTTTTGATATCCCGTTTTCTCTTTTCTTTACCAATTGGATCTCGTCCTCTAGCACTATCTTGATTACCAGACTTTGGTCCTTCATCTGGCCTTCCAACCTTTTTATTTCCCTCAAAAGCTAATTCGGTTTCTTCAGATTCTCCTCCAGATGGTTGTGGTTGACCTGGAGCTCCTCCCCCACCAGGACCTACATTAGCAAGAGCATATTCAGTTCCTCTAATCTCACCAGTTTTAAATGGATCATTCCCTTGATTTTCAATTTCTCCTTTTCGGAATCTTTGTTTAAGATCTTCAATAACTTTACCTTTTTCTTCTTCTGCACCTTCTATAGACATGTCGAATATATACTTATAAATCCAATCTTCCGAAAGCATGTTCAAATCTTTAATAGAACTAGCAATACTAATCTTTTCATTCCATAATTCTAATTTCTCACCCTCTGCAATCGTAGATGGATTTGTTAATTCCAATTCAAAATCAACAAGATCCTCATTTGTATATCCTTGGGAATATAAATGTACTATAGCTATTTTTGTTAATTCCGAAGTTACTATCTTTTGAATTCTCTCAATAGTTCTGGCAAATCTCACATCTTGAGCTGCTAGTGTTGCTTTACCCTCTACTGCCTCTTCGTATCCAATGAAAGCTTTTGGAACTTTCAATCCTGCAAACATCCTGTTACGAAGATATTCGATATCATCAATACCAGTAAATTCCATCCCACTTAGAGTATCAATTTCAGTTCCACTCTGTCCACCTCTGACAGGCATATAGTAGTCTTCCAACATATTTTGTAAATTAAACTTTAAATTATAATCCCCAGTTGCATTATCTACATAAGGAGTTTTTTTCACCTTATTAATAATTTTTTGCATATAGCTTTCAACTTCATTTGGCGGGATGTTTCCAATATCAACTTTGAATATTCTACGCTCTGGAGCCCTCATTATCCTATGTATTAACATAGCATCTTCCATAAGGGTTAATTGTTTCCAAACTCTCCTAGCTGGTTCAATCATAGCTTTACCATACGGTAAAAAATTAGTATCTCCGATCAATCTAAAATGAGCTACTTCATAGTTTTCTAGATATGTCTTCTTACCCCCAGAAACCATTCCAGTTGCATAAGCATTCCCGCCCATAGATTCATCTATATAGTATCTAACCTCTTCTGGTCTTGAAGGATCAATACTTTCTTCTCTAACCATAAAATAAGGTGAGATTGGAATAACATTTACAACTCCATATTTTTCAACGATATCCATTTTAAGAAAGAAGTCTCCATATTTACACATACTTCGTATCCAGAGATATAAATTGAATTCTATATTTAATATATCATAAAATAAATTATGCAGGATATCCTGAATTTCTCTCTTTGGAGATCTAATATCTAATACATTGCCAAAACCATTTTTAACTGTAGATTCTTCAGAATAAATATCTAAAGCAGAAGCTATAATAGAATCCATATCCATTGCTTCATAATCATTATATAATTCGGAACGGAGCCCAATTGTTCCCTGTTGAGTTTGATAATCCGAGTACCCTGTTCCAGGATATAATCTACTATATCTATCAACGAACTTATTTGTTTCTAAATTTCCATCCGATTGTAGAGAATCTGTATCTACAACTTTTAATTTTTTATCCCCAATGCGTCTAATAATAACACCAGTTGAAAATAATTTTCTTAATCTGCTAAAAAGCGATTTGTTAGCCATTTTTATCCTTAATCAATTAGCCAGCGGAGATTTTCACTCTCCCCTCGTATTTTCATATCCCAAGAATCATTTTCATTTACAATTCCCGTATATATATTTGGAGAAGATTTTCCCATTAAACCCAAAGCCCTCTTATCTAATTCCAACCCCTCATTTCGAAGTTTTAGAGCAGTATCCCTTATCCAAAGTCCAATGGCAAAAGCCATAGTTAAATCATCATTATATCCTTGTCGAGCTTCTGCCTTATGGCCATTCCAAATAAAGACTCTTAGTTCTTCAAGTAATCGATTTGACTTAACAATACATACTTTCTCTCTAAAATAAATATCAAGTTTTGAAATTAAAAGGGGACGAGTTTTCATTGAAGTTGTAAATCCAGGAGTCATCTGGGCTTTATCTTTCAAATCATAACCCTTTTGTAGTTGAACTGTAGAATCTACGGTTCCTTCTTGTTTATATGTATAATATAAATTTTTATATTCTCTATCTATAGCAGCTTGTAATGATCCCCAACCAACGTTAGCATTCTCAATAACCAATAAAGCATCATTATATTCTGTAGCAACACCAACCAGCATATTTCCAAAATCTTTAGGAGTAAGCTGGCCACGATATTCTGCAACCTGTACACAATTATCAATATCCATTACGTGGAATCCCGAGTAATCAGT